CTTGGATCGTTAAACAGTTTTTTCTGTTCCAATACTCACAGCATACTTTTATAAATAATCCCTGTATTTCATAAGATTCGTACGCTATGTTCCCTGTAAGCCATTCACTTACATTAAATCTAAAAAAAGGTAGTTCCTTCGCCATTATTTTATTTTGTTTATTAATATATTTTGTTGTCCTAATATCTTATACATTGAACTCATTAAATCATTTTTTTGTATTACTCCCATAGGATAGTCTTGCCTAATTTCTTCTGTAATCTCTTGAAACAATTTATCTTCTTTAAAATATTCGTATTCTTTTATTCCGTGCATAATTGTTGCGTGATGTCTACCAAACAACCTACCAATTCTTTGTAATGAATATCCATAAGTTTTTCGTAGATACGCAAACATATAAAATCTTTTATAAACTATTTCTCTTTTCCTGTTATTTGTATCTAATTTTTCCAATTGTATGTATTCTTTTATATCCATTATTTTTTTAATTTAAACTCATTAACTAATTTTTGTATGATCCTGTTTAATGTTTTTTCAGTAACATCTATTTTTTTTAATATGTTAATAATATCATTAACTGCTGTTTGTTCTATTTCTCCTTTCACTTTAATTTATTTAGTTCTTCGTTAATATGCTGGAATGTTTCGTTAAATGTAGGATTGCCTGATGGTCTTATTGTCTTTTTAATTTTTATGTTTGGTTTATATACATTATCCCATTCTCGTTTCTTGTTAGGACAATTAAAAGCCTCGTGTATTTTTTGCATTATGTTCATTTGAATAAGTTTTTAATATAGTAAATAATATAAGTTAAAATTGGAACACCCATAAGAATTGTAAATATGTTTGGATGTGATTCGCCACATAATCCAAATAGATGTTTTAAAAAATGTATCATATTGAATCTTCTGTTTTCATTTGACAAATATCTTCAAATTCATTATTAATTTGTTCTATTGTTACAGGATCAAGATTAAAATGTTCAATAGGTTTTCTTTCTATTTGTATGTTTCTAAAATTATATACTCTTTCTAAATCTTCTGCATCTGTAATATGACATCTATCAACTACAATGTCCTCGCAATAAAAATCACATTCACATACATACTCATTTCCATCATCATCTATAAGCAATAATTCTTCTCCATCTCTTTCAATATAAAATTCTTTTGTATCGTTTACTTCAATAGTTATTATTGCGTAGTTTTCTTTTACACCTTCTAATAATGCTAAATTATAATTAGTGTAATGTTTGTCGTTTACTCTATATATTTTCATAGTTATTTAAATTAAAAAAGGGAGTATTACCTCCCTATTGTTTATTATTATTTTATAATATTTATCATTTTAAATATTTGGTCTTTACTTAATCTTTCAAACCAAAATTCTTCATCACAACATAACCAAGTTTTAAACTCTTTTTTTAATTGCTTTAATTTTTTGTTTGATTTGCATTTATTTAATTTAATAGCTTTGTCAGTTATTAATGAGAACAACATAACTTGATGTCCATCTATACCTATACTCATTCCAAAATTTCCTACTTTAATTAACATACTTGATGTTAAATCTTCTGATGTTTTTAAATCTTTTAATTTCATTGTTTTTATAGTTTTAAAATTTATGTTTGTAAAACTAATAATAATATTTCACTTATCAACAAAAAATATATACTTTTTTTTATTTTTATTTTTTTATGATTTCCCTTAACAAAATATTTGATATTTGCAAATAGGCTAATTTGCATTTTAAAGCGATTTAAGACACTTTTATGTATATTAATGTGTTAGTACATTAAAAACTTGAGATGTGCCATTAGAATTAAATTCCAAGTATCTAATCAAAGCCTGATTAAATTCTCGTCAAAGATTTTATAAATCCATAGGTTGATTTATAGCATACTTTCCTCCGAAGACTACACTACAAGAAATTGATGGTTTACGAAAATTTTTACCATAAGCCATTGCATAAGATTCGTGATTAATTCCACATCCAACTGCACAACCAAATATTTTAAAGTTTTGACCTACTGCCCATTCTACTCCACATTCTGTATGTCTATGTCCTTGAACTGTGCTCATCATATCGTCTTTAGCTTTCTTTATAGCTTTACCTGATTCTCCGTGTATATATTGAACACCATCAATAACTACTCTATCTGTAAAATTCCAACCTTTAACTCCTAGAACTTCACTATATTCTTTTATCCATTGTTTAGGAATACCACCACTAAATGCTTTTCTACGAATAAGCCTATCGTGATTTCCGATTGTTACATCAGCTTTAGGAAAAGCCTTATACCATTTAGATAGTTTTTTTATTGCAAATTCTAATTCATCTCCAGCACCCATTCCATCAGGATCAGTTTCGTGATAACTTGAATAATGATTATCTATAACATCTCCAATTTGTACTACTCTATTACAATTCCATTTAGCATAGACATCTTTACAATGTTCTAAATAACCATCTAAACAAAATGGCTCGTGCAAATCTCCAATAACTAAAACTCTTGTTTCTTTTTTTGTAATGTTAAAAAATGCTTTCTTTAAATTACCTCTTAATCTTGGTCTAAAATCTTTCATAAT